ACCAAGCTCAAGGAAAAGGACAGGAGGCAGCTCGTCACCGACCGCGCTCAGGGGCTTTACCTCGTCGCCGCCGTGCTGCATTGCACCCTCTCTGACATTGGAGGCGTCCTGCCCGAAAAGGGGCAGTATATCAAAATCAACGACGAGGAGGGCGGCGGCGGATTTTTCTACAAATACCGCGTGGCCTCCTCCGGGTGCTCTATGGGGATGGTTCGCGCGGAGCTGGAGGCGATTGACGAATGAGCTATATCCGCATCGAGGAGATTGGCGGCAAGAGCCTTGAGCGAGCCAACAAGATTCTCGCCGGCATCCCGGACGGCGCTATCAAGGCGTCGCACTCCGCCCTCAAACGCGCCGGAGACACCGCAAAGACCAAAGCCGGACAATTCGCCGCGGCCGAGTACACCATCAACAAGGGTACCTTCATGAGCAATGTCAGCAGCAAATCGAAAATTTCCGGAGATTCAGGGGGCGTTGTCAGTATGAGCATCAGCTATGCCGGCAGCGTCCTCCCGCTTTTGACATTTAACACGAAGTATTCCCGCGACGGCCGTGTTCAGACGCAGGTCAAGCGAAACGGCGGGGCGGCAACACTCCAGCACGCTTTCGCTGCAAGCATCTTCGGCTCTGTCGCCGTATTCGAGCGCGTCGGCGCGCCCCGCTTCCCTGTGGAGCAGAAGTTCGGCCCGTCTACAGGTCATATGATGCAAAATGAAAAGGTCATTGAGCAGATGGACGAAACCATCAGAGAGACCTATGAAAAACGAATGGAGCACGAGATTTCCCGAGTGCTCAACGGATGGGGGTAATGAAGTGACGCGACTGGATTTGCTGGGCGTCCTGTGCGACGTGACGCGAGAGGCGACGGCTGACATCATCATGCCGGCACGGATGCAGAAAGGCGATGAGGAGCAGTTGTTCCGCACTGCTGATGTTCACCGTATGCGTTTGCCTGACAGCTCGGCGGCGCAGAAGAAAGCCCCCTACATCATCCACCAGGCTATCACGAGCAGAGATACCCAGCCTGCCGGGGAGCGCGTTTCCTCGGTGGCGACGGTACGCTCTATCTTCTGCGTCTATAACGACAACGAGGAGGAGGGCGGCTTGATGCTGCTGGGTCTCATGGAGCGGCTGCGCATCCATCTGCTCAGACAGGTGGTTATCGGAGTGCGATACCAGCTCGACCTTGAGGCCGGGATGGAATCGCTTATCTACCCCGACGACACCGCGCCTTATTACGCCGGGGAGATGTCCAGCACATGGATTCTCCCGGCAATCAAAAGGGAGGTTAAGAACATATGGCAGTAAAGAAAACCAATGTTGCGGCGGAAGCCGACGAAACCGCCGCTGCTGCGACTGAGACCGTGAATGAGGAAACTGCTTCGGCGAAAAGTCCCGAGGAGGAAAATCTTACGTTTATTAAGACTTCGGCGGTTGGGCCGACTGAACTTGGCTTTTGCGTATACCTCGGCCCGACCATTCACGGAGTTATCCAATCCGGTATGATATGCAGCGGAACACGGGCGGACGCGGAAAAGTTTCTGGCTTCCGCGATTGAAAAATACCCGTTGATTGCAAAGCTCGTCGTCACCGACAAGACACTCGCGGAAGACCGCGTAAAAGTAAAAACTGCCGGAAACGCGCTGAATGTTTTTTACAGGAAGCTCGCTTCCGGCAAATCCGTTTAAGGAGGAAATCTAAATGAACCATGGCGTTTATGTCTCCGAGCAGGCCACCAGCGTTAGCACGCCCGTAGTCGCCGATTCCGGCATTCCGTTCGTGATCGGCGCAGCGCCCATCCAGAGCGCGGAGACCCCGGCGGCTGTCGGCATTCCCGTTCTCTGCACGAGTTGGAGCGAGGCGGTGGCAAAGCTCGGCTACTCGGAGGAGTGGGATAAGTACCAGCTTTGCGAGTTTATGTACGCACACTTCATGCTATACGGCTGCCAGCCCGTCATATTCTGTAACCTGCTCGACCCTGCCACCATGAAAACAGTGGTCGCAGCGGAGGACATGGCGGTCACAAACCAAAAGATTGCGCTGCCCCTTGAGGCGATTGACGATGAAATGCTGATCGTGAAAGCCACGGGCGGTACCGGAAGCGCCCTTGTGAAAGATACCGACTACGCTGTGTACTACGATTCGGATTCCTGTGTCATTGAGCTGTTGTCGGATGGCACCGCTTATTCGACAACAAGCCTCAATGTGACATATAGCATCGTCAACACGAGCAGCGTCAACGCTGCCGCTGTTGCAACAGGGCTGGAAGCTATCGAGCAGTGCATGGGCATGGTAGGCATGGTGCCTGACCTTATCTGCGCGCCTGGCTTCTCTGACACGACTACGGTCGCAGCGGTTATGGCGACAAAGGCAGGCGGCATCAACGGAATGTTCGGAGCAAAGGCTCTCATTGACGTCAGCACCGCCGCCGCTGGCGGCGCGGACGATTACAGCAAGGTTGTGGCCCTCAAGAACGCCAACAACTTCACCGACGATAATCAGATTATCTGCTGGCCCATGCTGAGGCTCGGCGAGCGCAAGTTCCATATGTCCACGCAGCTGGCGGGGCTGATTGCGTCGGTCGACACCGACAACGGCGGTTGCCCGTATGAAAGCCCCTCAAATAAGTCGTTCAAGTGCGATTCCGTGATTTTGGAGAATGGCGCCGACGTCATCCTGACGCTGGCTCAGGCGAACATCCTCAACGCCGGTGGCGTTGTCACCGCGCTTGGCTTCATGGGCGGTACCGTCGCTTGGGGAAATTACATGGCTTGCTATCCCACGAATACCGACGTCAAGGATTATTTTATCCCCATTTCTCGGATGTTCGACTGGATTGGCAACACCGAGATTTACACCTTCTGGGGCAAGCTCGACAAGCCCATGAACCGCCGCCTGATTGACAGCATTCTCGATACCGTCAATATCTGGCTGAACGGCCTCGTGGGTATGGGCTACCTGCTCGGCGGCCGCGCGGAGTGCCGCGAGGAGGAAAACCCGCTGACCGACCTTATGGCCGGTATCATCCGGATTCACAACTATGTGACCCCGCCCAGCCCCGCGCAGGAAATCAACTTCATCCTTGAGTACGACGTGAGCTACGTCACATCCGCGCTGCAGGGATAGAATAGGAGGTAACAGCAATGTACGAAGTAGGGACTATTGATTTTGCCGTATATGAGGATTCGGTCGAATTCATCGGCATGGCAAATGTGCAGCTGCCAGACAAAAACCAAAAGGTTATCACGATGAACGGCGCCGGCATCGGCGGCGACGTCGAGGTGCCGATGGCGGGCCATTACGACGCCATGACGCTGACGCTCGCGTTCCGCACCTATACGGCAAAGCTCGCCACGCTGCGCGAGCACCGCCGACACCAGATTGAACTTCGCGTCGCCCAGCAGAACGAGGACCCGGTCAGCGGCTCACTGACGGTCGATGCTGTAAAGCACGTTTTTGTTGTGGTGCCGAAAGCGACATCTGGCGGCACCGTCGCGCCGGCCGCTTCCGGTGACGGCAACATCACCTTTTCCGTCCGCTATTGGGCGACCTATATCAACGGCACAAAGGTCGATGAAATCGACCAGCTCAACCGCGTCGATGTCGTGAACGGCGTCGACTACAACGCGCCTGTCAGAAAGGCGCTCGGCAAGTAAGAAAAAACCACCATGCCCGGGGCGGTTATCCGCCTCGGGCTACTTTTGAAAGGAGTTTACCATGAACAACTACGAAAACAATCCGGCAGGCGCAACCCCCGATGTCAATAGCCTTTCCGTCACAGCGGATGACCTTGCTGTGAACCCGACTATGCCCGAGCCGGAGGTCGATGCCGACGAGCTGGCAGCTGCCGAGCAGGAGGCCGCTGCGAGCGGCGACGTCTACGAATACACGTTCAAGAAGCCCGTTTCCTACGACAACCTCGTTGTCCAGAAGATGATATTTGACTGGGACTTGCTCACCGGGCATGACAGCCTCGACATTGAGAACGAGCTTCAGGCCCTCGGAAAAATGGTCGTCGTCCCGGCGTTCTCCGGCGAGTACCTTATCCGCATGGCAGCTCGCGCCAGTACCCCGAAAGTGGGCGCTGATTTCTTTATGCGTCTGCCCCTTGGTGAGTACAACAAGATTCGGAGTGCCGCGCGCTCTTTTTTGCTAAAGTCGGAATAACCGCCTGCGACGGCGGCAAATGGATTCGGCGGCAATGCCTCGTGATGGCTCAGGCCAATAACACGCCCGTCCCGTTCTGGCTGTCGCTCCCCCTCCGGGAGCTGGCGCAGTGGATCAGGGAAAGCAATCAGATTGTGGCAGAAGCTCGCCACAGGCAGGAGGAGGCACGCGCCCGTGCGCGCCTCGCCAGAAAATAACTTTTTGAAAGGGGGCTGGGCAATGGCAAGCAGAAAAGAATATGAGATGCTATTTCAGCTGAACGCCCAGCTCGGCAGCAGTTTTAATAGCACGTTCAAGTCCGGACAAAGTTCCATTGCTTCCATGCAGAAAGAAATAGAAGCCCTCAGCAAAACCCAGTCCGATATCTCCGCTTTCCAGAAGCAGCAGAGTGCGGTGGAGGCTACCAAAAAGAAACTCGAAGTCCTGGGGCAGCAGTATGACAATATTCAGAAAGAGATTCAGGAGACAGAGGGCTTTTCGGCATCCCTTGAGAATCAGCTGTTATCAAAGCAGCAGCAGATTGACAAGACCTCCGCGTCTCTGGAGCAGCAGACGCAGAAGCTCGACCGGATGGGCGCGGCTCTTAATGAGGCTGGTATTGATACCGGCAACCTTACACAAGAGTCCGCCCAGCTGGGAGAGAAGCTTGAGGAAGTAAAACAGAAACAGGAAGAGGCGGCGGATAAAGCCAATAATTTTGGCTCGGTCGCCTCTTCCGCGTTTGCCGCCGTAGGTAAGGCTATCGTCGCGGCCGGCGTTGTCAAAGCGCTTCAAGAAATATACGACTGGTATTCCGAGTGCATAGGCGCGTCGATTGAGTTTGAATCTGTAATGGCCGGCGTACGCCGTACAGTCGGCGGTACGGACGAAGAATTGGCGGCAATGGCCGCAGAATTCAAGGCGATGTCGTTGGAAATCCCGATTACCACGACGGAGCTTGGGAAAATCGCTGAAACGGCGGGTCAGCTTGGTATAGCGCAGGAGTATGTCACCGAGTTTACCGAGGTTATGGCCATGCTTGCCACGACCACAGACCTGACCGCAGAAAACGCCGCGACCATGCTGGCGCAATTTGCCAACATCACCGGCACAACGGACTACCAGCGCCTTGGCTCGGCCGTTGCCGAACTCGGTGACGCCACAGCCACGACCGCATCAAAGGTTGTCGATATGTCCCAAGGCATGGCGGCGGCAGCTAACATTGCGGGATTCAGTGAAACCGATATTCTTGCGGTTTCCGCTGCGGTCGGTTCTCTCGGCATTGAAGCACAGGCAGGCAGCACGGCCATGTCCACCCTTATCCAGACGCTTTATAAAGCTGTGGAGACCGGCAGCGATAAGCTGACAGACTTCGCGGCTGTCGCGGGGATGACTGCTGATGAATTCACCGCCGCATGGGGTGACAGCGCCGTTAGTGCGATGGATGCATTTATTCAGGGCTTAAACGATACCGAGCGGAACGGGCGCAGCGCCGTTGTCATTCTTGACGAACTCGGCATTACAAACATCCGGCAGACAAAGGCCATTCTTGGCCTTGCCAGTGCGGGCGACCTGTTATCCAATACTATTATCCAAGCAAATCAAGCATGGGAAGAAAACACCGCGCTCCAAGGGAAAGCCGATATCATGTACGGTACCACGGAGAGCAAGCTTACCTTACTGCAAAATGCTTATAGCAATCTCAAGGCTGCCGTGGGGGATGTGTTTCTGCCTACGCTGCGGGATGCGGCGGGGGTCGGTACAGATGTGCTGGTTGGCGTAACTGAGTTTATAGAGGCGAACCCGGCGCTTATCAAGGCGGTCACGGTGTTTGGCGGAGTGCTTATCGTAGCGACGACTGCGCTTGCAGTATATGCCACGGCGACAAAGATAGCGGCCACAGAAACGTGGAAACTTATTGCCGCTACGGTGGTTGCGTACGCCCCCATCCTTGCCGTTATTGCGGCTGTTGCGGCACTGGCAGGTGTTTTTACATTTGCAATTTCCAAAGTATCTGATGCAGACAAAGAATTCAAAAAACTGACGGCCACCTCAAAAGAACAGTATCTTGAATTGCGGGAAATGGAAGCGGAATACCAGGATGTTTGCGACGCCTACGGTGAAACGTCCGAGGAGGCAAAAATCCTGCGCGGAGAAGTTACGCTGTTGCGCGAGGAATACGAGTCCTCCAAGATTACGCTGGAAGACTTTGAGGCTCAATTAAAAGCTACGGCGGATGCTTATAGCGAGAGCATGAACGCCCATCGGGAAGCTACCGAAAGCATTGCGGCCGAGGAAAGCGTCAGCCTGGCGCTGGTGAATCGCCTGAATAAATTGGCATCCCAGTCTCAGCTTACCGCCTCCGAGCAAGCAGAGCTACAGGCTATTATTGATTCGTTGAACGAGTCAGTTCCCGGGCTTGGCTTATCCTTTGATTCACTCAGCGGCTCCATTTCCTTGACGGCAGACAAAATTATTGCACTAGCAGAGGCGGAGGCCGCCGCCCGGCAATACGCGGTAGATAATAAGACGCTTATTGGCCTCGTAAATCAGCGGGAAACTGCGTATTCAAAGCTATTATCAGTGCAAGAAGAGGTTGCTGCCACACAGAAAAGGGTAAACGACGCGCAAGCGGCTTATGATGCAAAATCTGCTAAATATGCGAATAGCAGCAATAATGACAGAGCTGCGCTTCTCTGGAAAGAAACGGAAGCGCTCCGTGATGCACAGTTTGAACTAGATAATTATGTATCAAAGGAAAAAGACGCCCAAGATACATATGACGGCATCATAAGCTCAATTGCTACTTTATCACAGCGTATAGCGGATTATACTGATTCGTTGTCAGCCGCCGCAGACGGCTCCGAAGAGCACGCTAACAGCCTGCAAAGACTCATTGAATTGGCGCCGGAATATGCTTCGGCAATCTATGAGGCCTACAATGACGCGTATGCGGCTGCCTACAGCTCCCTGACCGGGCAAATCAGCCTTACCCAAGCCTGGGAAAGTGGGACAAAAACCTCTGTCGATGCGATTATCAGCAACATAAACAGCTATACTACAGCCTTTGCGGAATATAATACAAATTTAAAAGCAGCCCTAGAAAATGGATTAGATCCTGCGGTCGCTGAAAGGTTTTTCAGTGAAGTTTCTGCTGAAAGCTCAGCGGCGCTGGCCGCGATTGCCGAGGGTGGAGAAGGCGCTGCCGCGCGGATAAACGAGGCCTACAGCGGGGCGCTGGCGGAAACCGATGCCCTGTCCGGAACGCTGGGGACTGTTGCGTCTGGTTATCTCAACGAGCTCAACGCCATGATGGAAGGGGCAAATGCAGTAGGCGAAGCAGGGGCAACGGAACTCGTCAAAATTATCGCTTCTACAATCATTGAAAACGGCGGCATACTGACTGATGCAGATATTGAGGTAATCACAGCCGGTCTCCAAACGGCGGAAGCAGATACAAAGGATGATGCCCAGGCCGTCGGTGAGGCACTGCCGGAAGGCATGGCCACAGGCGTATATAGCAGGGCCAGCGTCCTATACACCGCAATAACAAGCGTTATGAACACGGCCCTCGCAAAGGCGCAAGCCACAGCCACTGCTTCAGGCCTTTTCGGCGCAAGCAGCGGGGTAGGTACAAGAGGCTATGCCTCCGGCACATTGTCGGCGGTACCGGGGCTTGCGCTTGTCGGTGAAAATGGGCCGGAGCTTATTAATTTCGGTGGTGGAGAGGTTGTATATACCGCCGATGAGACCCGTAAAATTCTTGAGGCTTACAATGCCGCGAACACTGAGGAAGCCCAAATTATTGCATTGGCGCCGCAGCTCATGTCATACGTGGCGGCGCTTGGCGGGGGGCATGACGCGATTTCCGCCGATATCGGCGGTTCAGGTTAGCTTGCAACCTGTATTGGTTAACGTGAACATCTCTGTTGAGGGGGACGCGAACGCAGAAACCGTCGATGCGCTGAGGCGCTATGGCGATGATTTTGCCGAGCGCGTCCGTGAAGTAATTGAGGACATTGAGGAAGATCGGAAAAGAGGAGAGTACCGATGAGCAAAACCTACACCACCGTGCAGGGCGATATGTGGGACAGCATCGCTTATAGCCAGCTTGGGGACGTTGCGCACACCGGCAAGCTGATGAACCTCAACACCGCCTATCTGGGATATTATATTTTCCCTGCGGGCATCCCGCTTGAACTCCCGGACGTGAGCGCGGAAATACCCGGTTCTCTCCCGCCATGGAAGAAGGTGGCCGGCTAATGAGCAATCAAGACCTTGCAAGGCGGACAGCCGCAGAAGTCTACTTCGATGGCGTGGATATTTCCACTTCTGTCCGCAAATACCTTATATCCTTCACTTACACCGACAACGAAGAGGACGAGGCGGACGACCTGCAGATAAAGCTTGAGGACCGCGACGGCATCTGGCTCACCAAATGGCTGAATGCCGCGGTGGAAGCCGCGGCAGAGACACTCAGCGTCTCGGAAGCGGCTGCAGCAACACAATACAAGGTCACCGCGAAAAGTGGTCTGAACGTGCGCAGCGGTCCCGGAACGAGTCATGGTAAGCTCGGGGCGCTTGCGTTCGGCGCAGCCGTCGACGTTTCTGTCATTGAGAACGGATGGGCGACGATAAGCTACAGCGGGAAAACCGCTTATGTGTCGGCAAATTATATTGAGTCCGCAGGGACATCATCGGGCAGCACCAGTAGCGCCGATGGCACCGGCGGATCATCTGTCGCAGTAGGCGATATTGTACAGTTTTTAGGCGGGCATCACTATATAAGCGCAGACGCAGCATCCCCTACAGGCGCTGCGTGCTCGGCAGGTCCGGCAAAGGTGACGAACATCGCGCTCGGGGCGAAGCACCCTTACCATCTCATTCATGCAGACAGCCAATCACAGGTGTATGGCTGGGTTGACAGCAATACAATCAGCGGATTAGCGGATACTTCCGAGGACTCAGGCAGTACAATCGGGCTTCGGATCCAGGCCGTGTTTGTCCGCGAAAACCGGTACGGCGACGGGAAAGATACGGTGCTGGATTGCGGGCAGTTTGAGCTTGACAGCGTAACCGCCGCCGGTCCGCCCTCCGAGATCACCGTAAAATGTACGTCTTTACCATACAACGCACAAATCCGGCAAACCAAAAAGAGCAGGGCATGGGAAGGGTATACCCTCTCCGGTATTGCCAATGATATGGCAGCGGCGGGCGGCATGGCGTGTCTGTATGAATCGAATTATGACCCATATTATGAGCGGGTAGAGCAGGTAACGGAAAGCGATATATCGTGTCTCTCAACCCTTTGCCGCAACGCGGGCATATCGCTGAAAGCGACGAATAACATTCTCGTGCTGTTTGACCAGGCAGCTTATGAGGAAAAGGATGCCGTTAAGACGATCGCCAAAGGCGACGGGAGCTATCTCAAATACAAATTATCCACCGGCGAATCGGATACCCATTACGCAAGCTGCCGGGTAAGTTGCGTAAATCCGGCCACGGGCACACTCATAACTGCCACGGCCTATATTGAGGATTACGATGCCGAAAACGAAGATAATCAGTTCCTTGAAATCACGGCAAAGGTCAACAGCGTGGGCGAGGCGCAAAAACTTGCTGAAAAGCGGCTGAGGCTGCAAAACAAATATGAGCGTTCCGCAAGCTTTACGCTTCCTGGCGACCCTGAGCTTGTGGCCGGCGTGACGGTGATGCTATCGGGCTGGGGATCCTGGGACGGGAAATACATCATTAAGCAGGCAAAGCACGCCATAGGAAGCTCGGGGTATACCACCCAAATCTCACTGCGGCGCGTACTGGAGGGGTACTGATGGATATGGAAAACATACTGGCGAACCTTGTCCGGATCGGCACGGTCAGCGCCGTGGACGCCGGAAAGAAGAAAGCCCGTGTGATATTCAGGGATAAAAACGACCTGGTGTCGGACTGGCTCCCTGTGCTTCAGCACAGCGGCGCCGGCGTTACATGCGGTTCCTCGTCCGGCACACTTGGGTATTGGATGCCGGCTGTCAATCATACTGTGCTTGTAATTTACCTTCCCGTTTTCAACGGGGACGGTTTTATAATGGGGGCGATATAAATGGCGCAAATCGGATGCCTTGGGGACATCGTCTTTACGGTATCGTCCGAGCAAATAGAGACTTTCAATAACATGCAATGGTCCGGCTCTGCCAGATACAGCACACATAAGCGGCATAATTCTAACGCGCTTACGGAATTTACCGGAATTGATCCGGATACCATGTCGTTCGAGATGAACCTATCAATTCACCTGGGCGTCGAGCCCATGACGGAGCTTGTGAAGATATGGACCTATGAGCGCGCCGGTCAGTCGCTGCCGCTTATTGTCGGTGAAAAGGCTTACGGCAAATACAGATGGTGTATTGAAAAACACAAAATCAAGATGGAGACCTACGATGCAAAAGGAAACCTCTCCGGGGCAACTGTCTCCGTAGATCTAGTGGAGTATCTGAAGGCGTGAGGTGAATTATGGTTTATAAAGTCAGGCCGCAGGACCTGGGCGCAATTAAACTGAACGAAAGCGATGCTGTCGCCTCGGTACTGCAAAACATTGCGATTATTCTTTCAACCCGTCAGCAGTCCGTCCCGCTTTATCGTGGCTTCGGAATGCCAATGCGGTTTATCGACAAGCCCATACCGGTTGCGAAACCGATGATGATTGCCGAGATACAGGAGGCGATCATGGAATTCGAGCCACGCGCCACGCTTGTCGGCGTGACGTTTGAGACAGACGAAAACTTGCCGGGAACGCTGATTCCAACTGTGGAGGTGGAAATCAATGAGTAGCGATTACCAATTTGTAAGCACGGACGCCGAGACGCTGGTTGCCTCATTGATTTCTGTCTATGAGGGTATCACGGGAAAAACGGTTCAGCCTGCCAGCCCTGATCGGCTTTTCATCCTGTGGGTGGCCGACGTGCTCGTTCAGATCCGGGCGCAGAATAACGATGCTGCAAATCAGAATATCCCCAGCAGGGCGCGCGGCGAAAACCTTGACGCGCTGGGAGAGCTTTTCTATGAAAAGACTCGCCCGGCAGCGACAGCGGCCACCTGCACAATGCGATTCCACATCTCGGCGGTGCAAACGTCATCCGTGCTCGTTCCTGCAGGTACCAGGGTAACGGACGCCAGCAGCACCCTGTTTTGGGAAACCGCGTCTGATGTCTACGTTCCCATCGGGGAAACCTATGCCGATGTGACGGTGCTTTGCCAGACCGCCGGCAATTCCGGCAACGGATATGCTGCTGGGCAAATCAATACATTGGTCGACCTGTTTGCATACTACGACAGCTGCGAAAACATTACAGCAAGCGACGGCGGCGCAGACGAGGCTTCCGACGCGGAATACTATCAGCTCATGCGCGCGTCTGAGGACGCCTATTCGACAGCCGGACCGCTGGGCGGCTATGTGTATTGGGCAAAATCAGTTAGCACCGACATTGCGGACGTTATCGCGCTCATGCCGAAAGATCCGGATTCCGACAAGCTTCTGGGTGGCCATGTATATATTTATGCCCTTATGAACGACGGCACGATAGCCTCCACGACCATCAAAGAGCTGATACTTGAAGCGTGCAGCGCCGAAGATGTGCGGCCGCTTACCGATCTTGTAAGTGTGGAGGATCCCGGCGTTGTTGACTACAACATTACTTTCACCTACTACATACCGAACGATGCGACGCTATCAGCTACCGAAATTGAGCAGGCAGTGTCGGACGCTGTGGACAGCTTTGTGAAATGGCAGAGCGGCAAGTTAGGCAGAGATATTAATCCGTCGAAGCTCTATTCCTTGCTCATGGAAACTGGCATAAAACGAATTGAACTGACCGAGCCGCTATTTACGACGCTGGGAGATGGCCGCGACAATTTGGCACCGGATATCGCCCGGGCCGCAACAATCAGTGTCACGAACGGAGGATATGAGAATGAGTAACGCGTACGGCATCACGCGAGAAAACCTGCTGCGCGCACTGCCTGATGTCCTCCGGAATGATGAAACAATGCTTGCACTGGCAACCGCGATTGCCGGTGAGCTTTCTGTTCTTTCAGGGGAAACAGCCCTAGCCACTATCTACGCCAACATCGACAAGCTCCCGGAGGAGGTTTTGGACACGCTGGCGGCGGACTTCAAGGTGGACTGGTGGAGCTATGACTACACGATTGAAGAGAAGCGAAAGACGCTCAAAACAAGCTGGTATGTTCATAGGCATCTGGGAACGAAGAGTGCGGTTGAACGCGCCCTGTCGGCCATTTATGAAGATAGCGAGGTTTCTGAATGGTTTGATTATGGCGGTGAGCCGTATCACTTCAAACTGATTATCCCGGTGGATCAGACAGTGCTCGACCTTACGAAACACAGCACGGTGCTCGGTCTTGTCGCCTATTACAAAAACCTGCGCTCAGTCTTGGATGATGTTGAATACCACGGTTCAGGCGGAATGGCTGCTGCTTATGCCGCCGCCGCCTTTGCCGGCTGCGAAATCACAGACAGCGCGATAGCTGCAAACTATTAGGAGGTGTTGTTATGTGGAATGCCGTTATAACAAATGGCGGTAAAAGCCTGTTCGCCACATGGGTGACAGGCGCAATGCTCAACTTTGACAGCGCGGCGAGCGGCAGCGGGACTGTGCAGACGGTATCGCTTATGGCCCAGACCGCCCTTGTCAGCAAAAAGCAAACGCTCCGTCTGTTGGGAGGCGAAAAAGTCACCGACGGGATTAGGCTCAAAATCCAGATCACGGCCCCCGAAGAGGGGTACACCTTAAACCAAATCGGCGTCTGGGGGAGTATAGACGGCGGCGCATCGACCATGCTCGCGATCTTCCAGAATGACGACGGGGTGACGATCCCCAGTTATTCACAGACGCCGGACTTTGTATACAATTTCTTTGGAACAATCGTCGTGTCCAATACTGGTACTTTTACTTTGACGATTGATACATCCGCGCTGGTGTCGGTCAGCACACTGGAGGGAGCGATCAAGGCGCACGACGAGGACGGTGACGCCCATGACGGCCAGTTTGCTACGTTGCAGGGGAATTTGACCACCCACTCGAACGACAAAAGCAATCCCCACGCAGTCACGGCGGCGCAGGTAGGCGCGGATCCATCCGGTACTGCGGCGACGGTTCAAACGAATTTGACCACCCACTCGAACGACAAAAGCAATCCCCACGCAGTCACGGCGGCGCAGGTAGGCGCGGATCCGTCCGGCAGCGCGGCGGCGGTTCAAACGAATTTGACAGCCGCGCTTGACATGGTAGCACTGTCTACAACCGTATGGACAGAAACCTCCAGCAGTACCACGACACGTACTGTCACTATAGACGACGTAACCAGTTGGAACGATGTATTAAATAAACCGCTATACATCAAGGCAGCAACATACGGCACTAATACCGCCACAACGCTGAACATAAACGGACTGGGCGCAAAGACCATGTATTTTCCTAACATATCCAGTTCCGGTGTTGCAACCACGCCACAGTATTATTGGGTGCGGACGGCACAGGTATATTGCATCGTCTGGACGGGGACGTATCTGGTAGTAACCAACATGCAGGTGCAAAATGCAACAACCAGCTATGCCGGAATTACGACACTCGTTAACAGCGTAGCAAGCACGAGCACCACCGCCGCCGCAGTGCCAAATTCGGTTAAAATCGCATATGACAAAGCGGCAGAAGCGGCAGAAACGGCACAAGCGAATTTGACCACGGCGGTCTCAGACATTACTACACAATTGGCGAATAAGGCGGATGTGGAGGATATACCAACCTTTATTTACAATTGTACCGGCTCTGCCGATTCAACCACCATTGCCAATATCGTCAATGATTTCTTTAACAATGGTACGGCTATGTCAATGAAGTTGATCATCACCGGCACTATGGGTATAGGGTTTACGAATACCTATTACGCCATGTACATCAATGCGACCAATATACGCGGTGCGGTGTGTTATCTGGACTTTTCGGACTGTGATATACCGACGATTACAACGTCAATACGAGATTTTTTGTATGTGACTAGTAGTACGGCGAAACTTAATATCACAGGATTGGTTGTGACAACAACGCGAATTTGTGTGTATCTGTCAATTTCTAGTGATAACAGCTTCTCAGACTGTATACTTAAAAGCACTGGTTCTCAAGCCGTTAATCTGTTCGATTCTAACAATAACAGTTTCTACAACTGTACGCTTGTGGGTAGTTATTATGGTGTAGCCGCACATGCGGCGGCTAGGAATAGCAGATTCTTTGGCTGTACAATTGTGGGCGATAATTATTATGGCGTGAATCTGTCCGCTGCATATTACGGAGAAATCTCTTTCATATCATGTAAAATCGTCGGCGCAATCCATGGTTTCTTTGCGCAGACCGCCAACACAACCGCAATTATCCGTCTGATAAATTGCTCAATCAGAGGAAGCGGCAGCGCATACGATGTGAACCAGACAACCGCCGCTTCAACCATGTCATGGTATATCATGGGCTGTGTCTTTGCCTATTCGCAAGTCTATATCAACGGCGCGGCGATTACCGCTTCTACGGCGACTACCAACGCCTATCTGTATATGCCAGCGTACGCTAATATGTTCAGCAGAACAATTGAATAGGAGAAAGCTATGAACGAATTTGAAATTATGGAACAACAGCCGGAATACTACGATATAATCCCTGAATTCAACAGCACCGGACGGCTGTGCAATTACCACACAGGCGGTGAGGGCGAGAC